CTGGAAATCTCCGATTCCTAAAACAAAAGGCGGCACGCCGAGAATGGCTGCCACCGTCCGTTTATCCAGCTGTACGAAATCCGCTAAAGCCAAATCGGAAAGGGTAAGGGGCCTAACCTGTTCCACGCTGAATTGATCCGCTGGAATCAGCCAGGGCTCTCCCGCTTCGTTCGATTCGATATAATCTGCAAGAAGCTTTGCGCGCCCTTCCTTGTTCGAAAATTCGTCGGTTAGAGAATCAACCTTGACGATGATAGACGGTTTCCACTTAGAGGACATAAAGCCCTTTTCAGTCGCGGACGCCTGTTTCAGGTTATTCGCCACATCTGCCAAAGCAACATGATAGCCGTCACCCTTCCACGGGTAATAATTTCCCGGGTTTAAAACAAAATGAAGGAAACGGTCCGGCGCGTACTCCGTCCCGGCG